AAAGAGTTTGAAATGACTAAAGACCATTCTTTTGTGGTTGAATTCAAATTGAATACATATATTGTTAAAACAATTGATAGTGAAAACGGTTATTCCACAGTAGATAAAACAGTTGTTGATTATGATGGAACACTTATCTATATCCCAAAAAGTTCTATGAAAAATATTCGATTGGCTTATGCCATCAGTACACACAAATCTCAGGGTGGTCAGTTCAAGGTGGTTGTTTTAATTACACCTAAAGCACACACATTCATGTTGAATTCCAATTTGTTATATGTAGGAGAGAGTAGAGCAAAAGAAAAATGTTATCACCTTGGAGAAATTCGTACAGTAAATAATGCACTTAAAAAGAAGGAAAATTTCGATAGGAAAACAATGCTTCAGATATTTATGAAAGCAGAATAGGAGAATATATGAATAGTAAGTCAAGCATTTTTGATTCGATTTTAAACACAATTGAGTCAGAAGATATTAGAAAATTTGCAGAAAGATGTATTAAAACAATTCCAGATTATTTTTGGAATGTTGGAGCGTCAAGTACAGGAAAATACCATCCTCAATATGCTCTTGGTGATTTAGGATTGGCAAGACATACATGTGCTTTGGTAAGATTCTTAAATCATATTTTTGCTGTTGATTGCTTTGGTAAAAATTTTACTCAAAGAGAGAAAGATTTAATGAGAGTTGCAGGAATGATGCATGATTCACGAAAAAGCGGAAATGATGATGACTTCACAAAAAATAAATATACAAAGTTCGATCATCCTCTTTTGGCAGCTAATGTTATTCGTGAGTTAAAAGGCAATGAACTTTCTGATGAAGAAATCGAAATGATTGCAACTACAATTGAGAGCCATATGGGTGCATGGAATACTGATAAAAGAAGTTCAACGGTATTGCCATTGCCTAAAAACAAATATCAGACAATTTTACACTTAGCAGACTACCTTGCAAGTCGTAAAGATATTGAAGTTCTGTTTGATGGATTTGAAGTACCAAAAAAGGAAGTTGTTAAATTAGAGGATTATGTTTTGAACTTTGGAAAGCACAGTGGTGAGAAGCTTGTTGATGTTGCTCAGTCAGATCCAAGTTACATATCATGGGCTAAAGAAAATATGAATAGAGAGCCAATTAAGAGTTTATTAGCTCAACTGTAGAGAATAATACAGTAGAAGAGTAATTTGAATTTCTGGAATGCCCATAAATAGGGCGTTTCAGAGACTCAAAAAGCCAAGGAAAGACGGATTTCATCAAAACACAATATATAGTAGGATATGCATTTACAAAACCGCTATATATTGTATGAAGAAATGAAGGTAGTTAAATAAGTGTTTTTAAGATGGGGTTACACAACTTTTAATAAACAATTCACCATATGGAGTAAGCTCAACAATACCTTTAACAACTTTAATTTTTACAGCTCTAGGAATAACATTTTTTAAAAAATCTTCTTGTAATTGTTTGTATAATCTTGTATGTTCAAAAAATTCATACTTATTCTCTTTAACCTTTGTATTAAAATCAATGTTTATTAATCCAAGCCTTTCCAATGAAGATATTGATATTGATTGAAGAAGTAAATCTTGTTCGCATGGATTAGACAAAAATATGTTTTTATAATAATCTTCAAATGACGTATCTTTAAAAAACACTCTATAATTACATATTGGATAATATGATTTCTGAGAAAAAATACGCATATTTTTTGCATCAAGAGGAGTCATTTGTCTAATTATTTCTGAAAACGATGGATGAACGAAATTGCAAAAATCTTTATTCATAGAGGATGATATTAAATTTGAAAATAAATTTATTAATTCTTTATGCAAAATACAATATTTTGAACCCTCAAGAGCAGGGGCAACAATTTGTAAATCTGGTTCAATAACTTTATCTGATGGAATTTTTGATATTTTTTCTTTTAATTCATCTTCATATTCTTTAAGAGCATAGGAATACTTTATTTTTCTTTTTTCGGCAACTTGAGATATACCACCAAATACAAGATACCATATATCAGCCATAGTTGTTCCTATATTTTGGGTTGGTTTATCTATAATATTATTTACAGAAT